CATTATCAATTTCTGTATCATGTGTTGATATATTTTGACTTTGGCAGCTAAAACAGACATCAACATAATTTGCTAAATCTGAATAATATATTTTTTTTTCTTTATTCATTATTCCTCCTGATATTTTGGCAGCATTAATAAAAATTTAATTATAAATATAAAAAACATACTTAAACCGATTGGTATGCTTATATGAGTTACAACTAATAGACCGAATAAAGCTAGTCCAAAGCATAAAGCAAAGTAAATTGATCTAATCATTTTACCTCCACAGATTGCAATTTAATTGTTGGAATACTTGAGTCCCATTTGTTTAATGTTTCTTTTTGCTCCCACATGGACTCTAAGACTCTATTTAATTGATCATTATAAATATCATTCTTAGTTTCAATAATACGACCTCTATTGTTTTTAATTTCAATATCGTATAGATCAGATCCATTTAAAGTGATCCTAACAATACCAAATTTAATTTTTGAAGTATTACTAATTTTAAATTGCAACCCATAAAGATTTTTTTCATCTTCATAAGCTGCAAAATTTCTAGCAGCAGCACACATTAAAATTGTAGGGTGTATTTGTGATTTAATTGTTTTTGCTACATTTAATAATTGTTTATTATTCATATTTTTTAGCTCCATGTTGATTGTTCATATTGTTTAAGACTTGATATAATTTGAAAAGCATAATTTCTTTCAAATGATTCAAGTGTTTTATACAAATCAGATTTAATGGCTTCACCCTCTGCACATTGGTAAGTCAGACATTGTAAAGATTTTAAATTCTGAAATTGATTAGTATTAGAAGCAACTTGATAATATCTTTCAGAATTAAATTTATAAGATGGTTTATCTGTCATTAGCTCATCTTCATATCTTTCAGATATTGCAAATCTATTTAATGTATTTAATTTATTAAATAAAATTTGAGGTGTTATTATTGCTTCATCTTTAATTGGCTTTAAAGAATTAGAAACATAATCAATTTTAGTAATTAAGTTTATAACTCTGTATAGTGTGTCGGCTTCTACTATGTATGCACTCATGTTATTTACTCCTATTTATTAAGTTAATTTGAAACATACTAAATTAATATCAGAGCAACTAGATACTGTCAACTAAATGTCAACATCATATTAAATTAATTAATATCAGAGAAACAACTACAAATAGAATTTAAATAGTGTGATAAATATATCACACACAATAAACACATTAGAATAATTATAAACTATGGCTAATATCAAATATAATAAGACAATAGAAAAAAAGATACTTGAAAGACTTTGTAATGGTGAATCTATTAGAAAGATTTGCAAAGATCCTCAAATGGTGAGTTGGCCTACATTTAGCCAAAAATTAAAAGATAATGAAAAGTTACAAGATCAATATTACACTTGTAAAAAGATTGGTATTGAAATGGTTATTGCTGAAGCTCAAGACAAACTAATGGACTCTATTAATACACTTGAGAATTCTGGAAAGATGGACAATAGCTTACCATTTGCTCATTTGATTAAAGAAATGCAATCCAATGCGAAGTGGTTAAGCTCTGTTTTAAGTCCTGTTAGATATGGAAAAGATACAAAATTGACTTTAAATGGTGGAGATAAACCAATAGAGATTAAGTGGCAACAGTAATAAAAGCTAAGTAATACAAGGTTTATTTTAAATATTATTCAACCAATATATCCAAATTTATACAGTACATTTATAGACAAAGATCAAGCTCAATCAATATAAACAAAGATTATTTATTTATTTTGCAACATCAAAGCAACATGACACCACAAAACATAAGTTTTTATTTATAAAATGACACTTACCAATTGACTAGCAATCAACTAGCTTTTTTTTTGGTTAGTTTCTGAGGTTTCAGGGGGTTTTTAAAGCAACCCACAGGCGAAACTAAAAACGCAGGTGCGATAATAACGATAGGACTTACACACAACTAGATCAAGGATTTTCAATGATGGATTTTAACGACAATAAAAAAGGCTACTCAGCAGTAGTTTATATTATGGAAAGCAGCAACTCTGTTGTTGTTCATTTTGGAGGATTTAACGATCTTAGAGAATGTAGATATTTCTCATCTCACATTATGGAAGATTTTGGTATTGAAGAATTATTAAATGTACCTCAAGGAGTTACAGTACATTAGGGGGGGTTTGTTTTTAAATGCCAGAAATAATCATTCCATATAAGCCAAGAGAATTACAAAATTTTTTGCACAAAGAAATTGATAAGCACCGATTTAATGTAATCGTTGCACATAGACGAAGTGGTAAAACAGTAATGCTAGTTAATCACATGATTAAAGCAGCACTTACTTGTCCTTTGCCAAACCCTAGATATGCCTTTATATCGCCAACATTTAAACAAGGTAAATCTACTGCTTGGGATTACATCAAACAGTTCGCAGGTAAGATACCTGGTACAAAATTTAATGAGTCAGAATTAAGATGTGATCTTCCAAATGGAGCAAGGGTTACAATTCTTGGAGCTGAGAATGATCAGGCTCTAAGAGGTATATTTTTAGATGGTTGTGTTTTTGACGAAACTCAATCTATCAAGCCAACTATTTTTCCTGAAGTCATAAGACCAGCTTTGGCAGACCGAAAAGGTTGGTGCGTATTTATAGGTACACCAAAAGGTAGAAATTATTTCTATCAACTTTATAAAGATGCACAAAAAAATAAAGATTGGTATGCTGGTTTATTTAAAGCTAGTGATACAAATATATTAGATCCTGATGAATTAGTTGCTGCAAAGCAAATGATGTCAGAAGATTTATATGACCAAGAGTTTGAGTGCAGTTTTCAAGCTGCAATAACAGGTTCTTATTATGGTGCTTTAATAGAGCTGATAGAGTCTAAGGGACACATCACAGACAATCTGTATGATGACAACCTAGATACTGAAACATGGTGGGATTTAGGCTTAAATGACAGCACAGCGATATGGTTTGTCCAAAGATATAAAGGAGAGATCAGATTAATAGATTATTATGAAAATGCTGGTGAGGGTTTAGATCACTATGTAGATGTCATTAATAGAAAAGAATATGAGTATTCAAAGCATATAGCTCCCCATGATATTAAAGTTAGAGAAATAGGTAACTTTGGTAAATCAAGATTGGAGAGTGCTTTGGAATTAGGTATTGCTTTTGAAGTAGCACCAAAACTATCTATTGAAGATGGTATTGAAGCTGTCAGAAAAGCTATTCCTAATTGTTGGTTTGACAAAAACAAATGTCAAAAAGGATTAGAGAATTTAAAAGCCTATCAAAAAAGATGGGATGATAAGAACCAATGCTTTAGAAATAAACCAATGCACAATTATGCTTCTCATTGTGCTGATGCTTTTAGAACAGGCATAGTAGGTGAGGGTGTAGAAGTTAGTAATTGGGAAAAATCAATTCCAGTTGAAACAAATTATATAGTTTAATATGGCAGAAAAAGTAACAGATATAGAATTAAGAGGAATTATAAATCAAGAGATCAATAACTCTCTAGGTTATATGGGTGGCAACCTATCTTCTCAAAGAAAAAAATCTTTAGAATACTACATGGGAGAACCATTAGGGACTGAGATTGATGGTAGATCACAAGTTGTATCAACAGATGTTGCAGACACTATTGAAACTATTTTGCCAAACCTACTTAGAATTTTTACAGCATCACACCAAGTCGTAAAATGCGAACCAGTAAAAGCCGAAGATGTACCTCTTGCCGAACAAGCAACTAATTATATCAACTATGTTTTTAACAAAGATAATAATGGTTTTTCAATTTTATATGATTGGTTTAAAGATGCGTTAATTGAAAAGAATGGAATTGTTAAAGTTTATTGGGATGATAGTCAAAAAGTTGAACAAGAAACTTACGAAAATTTAAACGATCAAGAATATCAAATATTAATTGATAATGATAATGTTGAAGTGGTTGAAGATGAAAAGTTTGTTGATGAAAAAGCAAAAGAAGAATTAGAACAAATTAAAGAATTAGCTTTAACTCAAGGTCAAGATGTAGGTGATATACCTACACCTCATTTACATAATTGTATTATTAAAAGAACTACAGGGTCTGGCAAAGTTAAAATAGAAAACATACCACCTGAAGAATTTTTAATTCAAAGAACTGCAAAGTCTATTGAAGATGCAAATTTTGTTGCACATAAAGTTTTAAAAACTAGATCAGAACTTATAGAGATGGGTTATGATAAAGAGATAGTTGAAAATTTACCAACTACAAATGCTATTCTTTTAAATGATGAAAGATTAACTAGATATTCAGATATAGATGAAAGTCCATTTAATGATGCTCCAGATTCATCAACTCAAGAAATAGAAATTTATGAGTGCTATGTTAAAGTAGATATGGATGGAGATGGTATTGCCGAACTTAGAAAAGTAATAGTTGCTGGTGAAAGTGGTTATGAAATTTTAGAAAATATGCCATGCGATTTTATTCCATTCTGTAGTTTAACTCCTGTACCTATGCCACACAGATTTTATGGTAGATCAGTTGCAGAATTAGTTGAAGATGTTCAATTAGTTAAATCTACAGTTATGAGGCAACTGTTAGATAATATGTATTTAACAAATAATAACAGAGTAGCCATCATGGATGGTATGGTTAATCTTGATGATCTTTTAACTTCAAGACCTGGTGGAGTGGTTAGAACTAAACAACCACCATCACAAGTTATGATGCCAATGCAGAATCAAACTATTTCGCAACAAGCATTTCCATTATTAGAATACCTAGATACAGTTAGAGAAACTAGAACTGGTGTTACAAGATATTCACAAGGTTTAGACGCAGACAGTTTAAATAAAACTGCAACT